AAAGGTACTGCGACTGAAACTTCCATTGCAGAATCATCCAGAATGTCTGCTATTGGCGCAAACATCGATGATCTTGACTCCTTTATGACGGAGATTACCAGAGCAGCTGGACAAATCTTACTGCTAGAAATGAGTAAGGATGAAGTTATTGCTATTTGTGGCCCCGGAGCAGTTTGGCCGGAATTTAAAAAGGAAGAGGTTCTAAATGAAGTTTTTCTGGAAATTGAAGCAGGATCGACAGGCAAACCAAACAAAGCGGCAGAGTTACAAAATATTGAACGCATAATTCCATTCCTGATCCAGATTCCCGGAATTGATCCAAAGTTCCTTGGAAGAGAGTTGCTCAAGCGTTTGGATGATAAAATGGATTTGACAGATGCAATTGTGGATAAATTACCTTCAATTGTTGCACAAAATATGATGCAAGGTGCAAAGGCACAGGCGCAGGGTAGAGGAGGAAAACCTCCTGAAGCGCAAGGTGGACAGGGGGGCAACAATGCTCCACTGCCAAGACCCGGTGGTGGTAAACCACCAGGAATTGGGATGAATGTTTAACTATTAACAAAAGGACGTATTATGGCTGAAGAAGAGCCGCAGGAAGCAGAATCGTCCACTGCTTCTGAAGAAGTTGTTATAGACGAGTCTACCACAGAAGTTGCGGAAGACACGGCATCCCCGTCAGATGCCACGGAAGTTGAAGCAGAAACCGAAACAGAAACTTTAGAGAGTGCAGTGCAGGATGCACTTGGCCCTCTGGAGGAAGATGTTGTTGTGGAAGAAGCAGAAACTACTGAAGAGACAGAAGTTACGGAGCCAATTGAAGCCTCTGAAGAAACACCATCAGATGACTACAAGGACGTTCCATTTAACAAGCATCCAAGGTTTCGGAGCCTCGTTGCCGAAAAAAACGAGCTTAAGGAAACTGCGGCAAAACTTCAAAATGATTCAGACCAGTATGCCAAAATTACGGATTTTATAAATAAGAACAACTTGACTGCAAAAGATTCAGTTGAGGGGTTCAAGATTATGGCTGCGATTAGAAATAATCCAGATCATGCTTATAAAATGCTACGGCATCATTTAGGTAATATATCTAGGGTTACTGGAAGAAGTTTACCGAAAGACATCCAAGCGAAAGTGGACGATGGTTTCCTTGATGAGGGTGCAGCAAAAGAGTTGAGCCAAACCAGAGCTTCCCTAGCACGGGAACAAAACCTGCGTAAAGCAGACCATGCTAGGGGCGCAAAACAGCAATCAGAAGTTAAGAGCGATATGCTGTCCAGTGCGTTGCAAACGTGGGGTGAGACAACTTTAGCAAAAGACGTTGACTTCGGTCTTAAGCAAGAAGAATTTAATGATCGTGTTGTTGCACTGGTCAATGAGCGAGGACAGCCGCAAACCCAAACAGAAGTATTAAGCCTAGTTGATGATGCTTATGCGACTGTAAATGAAAGGTTTAAGGCCAGACGACCTCAACCCAGTGCAATGAAAACGGCAACAGGTGGTAAACTCGGAGGAACATTAGTAACTGAACCTGCCTCTTTAAGAGATGCAATTACGCAGTCATTGAACCAGTAAAGTTACTGTGTGGAAATATTCCTTTGTAAGTAATTGAAAACAAAGGAGAAAACATGGCCGCCCTAACAAGTGACCAATTGGCCAATGTGGCCAATGCGAGCCTCGATTTTTTCATAAATCGTGGTGACGTTTTAAGCCAGGCAATCCAAGACAAACCCCTCTTTGCAGCAATGGATAAAGCATCCAAAAGCTATCCGGGTGGTAAGGGAAAGGTTGATCTGGCGGTTAAGGGAGTCTATGAAACCAGTTTAGCGGGCTATACAGCCACTGATCAGGTGTCATATTCTAACCCTGACCATATTAAACGTGTCAACTATACTTGGCACGAACATCACATTGGTATTGAAGTTACACATACCGAATTGAAGCATGATGGAATTTCCGTAAGTGATGCACTTTCTGGAGAAACCTCAAATGTTTCTGGCAGAGACAAGACTGTTCTCGTAAATCTTTTCAAGGATAAGATGGAGGACATGATGGAAGGCTACGCCAGAGGTATGAATGACCTGTTATATACCGATGGGACAAGTACAACTGCTATGACCGGAATACAAGGTATCATAGCTGATAATCCGGCTGCATCAGGTGTTTCAGTTGGTGGACTTCGGACTGATACAAACACTTGGTGGAGGAACCGCTTTAATGTGGCAATTTCAACAAGTTCTGGTGGTCAGGAGTTAATTGACTTGATGCACAAGGAAATACGTCAGCTTCGCAGATATGGAGGGAAACCTTCACTTGCTGTATGCGGAAGTGTTTTCTTGGATCGCCTGACAACTGAGTTAAAGAGTAAAGGGAACTTTACTCAGACTGGTTGGACAGGGAAACAAGACATCAGTATGGGTGAAGTATACTACCAAGGAATACATTTCCAGTATGATCCCACTCTTGATGACATTAACCTGACCGGGAAAGATGGTGACAAACGCTGTTACATTATTGACCCCTCCAAATTATACATTATGTATATGGATGGTGAGAAAATGCAACGTCACTCTCCAACTCGTCCACATGACTACTACAGTATTTATCGTGCGATAACTACTACTTCGGTGTTGTGTGCTTCTCAACTCAACTGTCATGGAGTCTACGAAATTTCATAGACCTTTGACTTAACTAGGCAACCCTCCGGGGTTGCCTAACCTTTAATAAAAATATAATCATGGAAAATATTTACCGGGCGAATGTGGCGAAACTTGGTGACGTAGGACATACTGTAGTTAAAAACGGAATTTCAGTTCCAGAGTTGGCAGTGCTACGGCATCTGCATGGAACTGGTGCGATTGATCGCATTGTTTTAACTGGCAAGGAAAATATGACAACAGACTCTGAACGTGAGAGACTAGCACATATATATAAGGAAAAATTTACGGAAGTATTTGGAGCCTATGGAGAATTACCATTTGATGTAAAATCCCTGAAAATATCAGAGAATCAATTTTTAGATGGTGGCCCTCCGATAAACGCAAAAAAAGGAACAGATGGCAAGGAACACAACTCTTCAAGTTCTGCTGAATGACCTGAGAAGCGAAGCTGGCCACGCAATTTCATCTGCTCTTGGGGCAGCAACTCAGGAGATGATGGTAAATCTTCTAAACAGGGTGCAACGCCGCCTCTGGGATGATTTTGCATGGCCTTTTTTGCAAGTCAAAAAGGATATAACTCTACAGGCAGGTCAGCATTATTACGATATTCCATCTGGAATAACTCTTGAACGTGTAGAAAGAGCTTTATTCAAAAATGGATCATCTTGGCAGAAGATTTTATATGGAATCTCGGCACATGATTATACACTCCATGATTCAGATACAGGATCACGATCATGGCCAATTTGGAAATATGAAGCATACGGATTGTCACAGGTAGAAGTGTGGCCCACTCCAAGTGAGAATGCAAATGTAACNACNGGCGATGGCNTNTTTAGATTGGAAGGTACAGGNAACCTTTCCACATTTNTTTCCATGTCAGATACAGCAGATTTGGATGATCAGTTGATTGTTCTTATGGCTGCCGCAGAATTATTAACACGCCAGAAAAGTCCTGATGCACAACTAAAACAGCAACAGGCACAGATACATTACCAGAGACTACGAGCAAGATTATCCAAGACTGAACCTTTNGTCTTGGGAGAAAGTGTAGTTCGTGACTTGCCACTCCATGTNCATAAGGTGNGCTGATGCCGTATGTNNTGGTTGAAGATTTTAAATCTGGTATTGACACTCGCAGAACNGCAGTAACTTCTGTACCGGGCAGTCTCTATGGCCTGAATGCGGNTGGAATTGCTGGCCTGACAAATGCACATATAACANGGGGTGGNGAGATTGAGAANCGNAGNGCNTTCAAGCTCTGGACTACTCTTCCTGCAAACACNCANGGNNTGGCTGCCGGAGGNGGNAGGGTCTATACCTTTGCAGACTGTCACACTGGAAGACCATCTATGACTGGTCAACCGGAAGCATTGTCGGTTATTAAGATGGAAAGCCGATACAAGGGCAACGTTGGTGAAGAAGACATGGCAAAGGTTCTGAGTGTGGATTTTTTTAATGGAAAACCCTATGCCGCAGTGGAATTTGAGGATGGACGTATCAATCATTACTGGGGGGATCACGATGACCCCGGTGCTGTTCAGCCAACAACAACTATTGTAACAGTAGCAGACATTGGTGGAGATTTAAGAATAGAAAGTACAAACCATNANNTAGATGAAGATGATNTAAAAAATTTCTTAGATGAAGCTGAGAGGGAGAAAAAAGAGCTAGAAGAACGTAAATCAAAAGAATGGACTAAAGGCTATGACAAATGGAAAAAAGATAAATGATATCGGAGTTACCTGATGTAGTAATGAAAGATGGTGAGGTTGTTGCTGTCGACTTAGAGACCTATGATCCAGACTTGAAGAAACACGGATCAGGGGCCATCTTAAGTATGTCAGACCCAGATAAAGGGTTCCTAGTTGGTATAGCTTTAGCTTATGGGAATGAAAAATTTTATTTTCCTCTTAACCATAAAGAAGATCGCTTTAACAAAACAGGGCTTGCACCAAACTATGTGTGGAAAAATTTAAATAAAAAAATATTTCAAAACGAAAAAGTCACAAAAGTATTTCACAATGCAATGTATGACGTATGCTGGATAAGAGCAGTTACAGGAAAGATGGTAAAAGGACCTATCCTTGATACTATGATCGCCGCATCTATCATAGATGAAAATAGAATGAGATACAGCTTAGATTCTTTAGCAAAAGACTATTTAAATGACTCTAAATACAAGTATGATCTAGCAGAAAAAGCTTTAGAGGATCATGGTATATCAGATCCAATGTCGAACATGCACAAACTGCCTCATTCTTTAGTTAAAGATTATGCAGAGCAAGATGTTAGTCTGACGTTGAGACTTTGGAATAAGTTTGAAAAAATTATAAAGACCCCAGTAAAAACAGAAAGTAAGAGTAAAAAAACGTTGGAAAATATATTTAATTTAGAGACAAGGTTATTCCCATGCCTTGTTGACATGAGATTTAAAGGAGTCAGAATAGATAAAAAAAAGGCTGAAACTTTAGGGAAAGATTTAGAAAAAAGAAAAGAGCGCATAGTAAGAGGAATAAAGAAAAGAACAGGAATGGCAGTAGAAATATGGGCAGCCAGCTCTGTACAAAAGTTATTAGATCAACAAGATATTAAAGATTATAAAAAAACTCCTAAATCTGGGCAAGCTAGTTTATC